GCGCATCCGGGCATAGTAGCGGTCGATCTTGCTGCGCACGCTGGCCCGGTCGCCGTCTGGAATGTCTACCCCGCCGCGTGCACCCTGGACCGCCGCCGCGGCTGCGAATACCCCGCGCGGGATGGCGACCAGCTCGCCGTCGACCTCGGCGGCAAAGGGCAGCTTGTACGATCCGAACTCATCAGGCGCGTTACTGTCGTACCAGAAAAAGCCGTCCTTGTAGCTGCTTGACGGTGCATCCTCTGATCCGGTCGCCCTACGGATACCCGCTGCAGCAGCCTGCGCATCCCAGGCGCGTTCGCGGTCCGCGATAGGAAGCGCGGTACTGCCCGATGCGCCCTTGTCGCCCAGCAACTCAGCAGCCTTTCGCATCACCCAGGCTTGCCACAAGTCGGCCCGCTGCTCTAGCGTTGCGTCAGCCAGGAAGGCGGATAGGTTGTCGATGGCCTCTTGCTTGTCCCCCTTGGCACTCAGCGTGGACGTTGCCGGGTTCATAGCAAACGCGACCGGGCTGTACTCCCACAGCCTGATCTCCTTGAGGTTGCGCACGGTGACGCTCTTGCCGTCTCGCTCCTCTTCGCTGTAGTCCGCCGTGATCGGGTCATAGCCGATGCTGTACTCGTCCACCGCGCCGTCCCGAATGCGGGTAAACGCGCCCTTGCCCTCTGGTGTGTCCATCAGAAATTGCGTGCGGGCCATCAGTGCCCCAGTCGCATCCGGGTATGCCGTGCGCACCTTGGCAGGCAGGTCGTCGCGGCCCGCTTCCCACAGCGACAGCGGCTTGCCGATCACGTTCAGTACGCTGTTGGAGTTGTGCGCGTCGAGCACGCGAATCTTGCCGCCCCGCTCGCTGATCGTCTTGGTGAACGCGCCCGGATGGATGCGATCCCCGCCCAGGTCCACGTTGCCCATCACGGCCACGGTGTGCTCGACGATGCCCTGGTCACCGTCGATCTTGGTCACGATAAAGGGAAGGGTCTTACGTTCCTGGGCTTTTTGCCCTATGGTGACTTGCAACTTGCTCCTACTCATCTCGATACCCTCTACCCCCTTTTCGCTTGGATTGCTCCAGTCATAGCACGCCCAAAAGCCCGCCGCAAACGGGTCCTTCTTCGTGTCGCAGCGGTGGCGCGCCAAAAAGTTCTCGCGGGCCTCTTCGTTGTTGCGACGCATCGGCAGATCGGGATCGCCATAGTGCACCAGGCGCTCGCTGTCTTTGTGCCGCACCGTGCGCATCCACGCCTTGTCATCCCGGCTGCTCGACCGCCGACGGGTTGCCTGGCAGGATACGCCGTTGTACGTGTAACGGTGGAACGTCGCCGCCTTTTCTCGGTTCGGCTGTGGCGTTGGCATCAGTCGTATTGCATCCATTCCCCCGTGCGCCGGTGCGCCCGCTTTGGCTTGAACTCTGTCGGGCCTACCGTCGCTTGCGCCGTCTGTCGCTTGCTCACACATCGCAGGCACAAAATTGAACTCGAATCGCTGTGCTCGATCCAGCACCGGCTGCCCGGTGCCAAGGTTTCCCCGCACACGGCACAGTGTACGGTCAATCCCACTGGTACAGTGTAGACCTCTCCTGTCTCACTCATCACCCCCAACCTTTCCTTGATTCGATTGTACACGTCTGCCGTCGTGATCCTAGGGAATGCCGGTTCCCGTAGGGCACGTAAAAACCTATTGACAAGCATAGTCAAATCTGGTATACTGTTTCTGTCTAGGCAATGCGGTTTCCGTCGCTCTTTTCTTTGGTTTCATTCTTGCCCATCGCCCGCGTTGCCTAGACAACAGCGCCGGTCGCGGTGGGCAAGTTTTTTTACAAGGAGGCGGCATGGACACCCTCACTATAGAATGTTGTTTGCCTGGATGCTGTGGAGCCGACTGCATTCATAGATTGCCAGATACTCAACGAATCGAGCACAAGAGTTGGAATCCCTCTATTCTGTGGTCGCGCCGCGAAAGATTCGATGTCCTCTACATTGTGCCCCATTGTGCTAAGGCGGCTGAGCGCGCAGAATGGCGCTCTGAGATATTCGCCCAGGCCGACGTGGCGGTAGAGGTGGTAAGCCGCGCCCAGTATAAAACGTCTCGCGGATGGGTCAAGGCGTGCCACGATGTCTTCGAACCTTTCGCCCGTCTGTGGTGGGACGGGCCGTGTAAGTTTTATTCTTCTGTGCCATCCGATCCCGGAGCGCTAGCCACTCTGGCCTGACTTGCCCGTTGTCATCAAAAACAGGTTCATTTGTCAGACGGTCGTCAAATCCTCTAAATTTAGGCATCAGCAGCGCCCCAACTCTGATAGTCTAGCGCCATCTGTGGCGCTAGTTTCTTCCATACCTCATCATATAACGCCTTCTGTGCTTGTTGCTTGCTCACTTCTCCGCTTACAATCCGACGCCCCCAAGAGGGTGCCCCCTCATCAAACAGCTTGTCAAACTCTTTTTGCCACTGATAAAAACCTGGCTGCCGATCTTGTTTCAGAATCGCATACCTAGACCCATCAGCACCTACCACGCGAATACCAGCCAAACCGGGCAAATCGATCAACTCTTGCACATCTTCCACAGAGAATGACTTAGATGTAGGATGGGTATGCGTAAGGGCATACTCCTTATCGCTGGTACTCAAGATATCAATCCATTCATCGGGAAATGCTATGCGATCTGTTGTTCCCTCTATCATATCTCCGATCAACTCCTCACCGTCCAATCGAATCATTGCCCCGACTTCACTTCCTCTCTGCTGTGTTTGCCTGAGCATTCTTTCCTCTGTTGATTCTGCGAATCTTCGATCAAGCAGTGCGGTCCTTGGTGGTTCTCGTATATCCTCACCAACAGCCTGCCCTTCCTCAATCACCGGCGCTGTCACGCACCGGCAATTCACAATCTCCCCCGCCGGCGCGCCCAGGCTCCCATCCAGCGGTTGGAGCATCAGACTTGCGCCCACCTCGAACGGTTGCCCGATGGTCCGCACCTGCCCGTGTGCTGCCGCGTGCGTGGGCCTGGTGCGCGCATCGTTCGTTGCGACCCACTCGTGCTGCTCTGCCCCGTAAGCCCTGAATAGCTGCGGGCTGGCCCAGTTTGCCGAGTGCATCGACTCTGTGCGCGATATGTTTTCGATACGATATTCCGGTCTCCGATCTACGAACCACTCGCGCTCTTCATCAGTCAGCGCCTCGTCTCTCAGGTACACGTCCCACAGCGCGTCGATCCCGTTGTTCAGGCGCTCGATGGTCCAGCCCTCTTCCCGCGCCGTCTTGAGCAGGGCAAACAGGTCGCTCTGCGTCGTGCTCAGGATCGGCTGCGCGAACGTCATCTCGTAGGCTTCCAGCTCAAGCGCGGCGTTCTCTAGCCAGTTCTGCACGTTAAACTGGATGCCTAGCTCCGCCGTCCACACGTCGTTAACGTCGCGCGTCGTGCCGACGATCAGCGGGTGGAACACCTCGCGCCAGTTGTTCGGCGCTTCGTTCTCAAAGTAGTCGTCCCAATCCCGCTCGATCAGCGTATAGTCCACCGACTGCTTGCGCTGCAAAAACCGCGCCTTGGCTGCGCTCACCCTGGCGCGCATCGCCCGGTGGTCGCGCTCTAGCGCCGTCTCTGCGCCGTCGGCATAGCCGGACTCGCTGGCCTCGGCGGCCTTGTCGAGGATGCGCGCTACGCGGTCTTTCTGCTCAGTTGTTAAAGCGCCTTTTTTTTTAGAGGTAGGCGCAAGACCTTGCGGCCCTCGTCCGTTGCCTGCGCGCCGCCTTCTGTGTCCTGCTCTGGCTCGACCGGTGTGCCCAGCGCCGCTATGGCGGGCACTTCGATCATCATTGGTGAAAGGACGAACACGTCGTCCTCTGCTGGCCCCAGGGAGGGCAGGCCCATCGCGCGCCGGTATTCTCCCCGCGTCACACCGCCCGACTTGAACCCTTCCAGCATCCGGTCCTGGTTTGCCTGGCGCTGTGCCTGGAACGCCGGGACCGCGCTGTAGTCAGACATCACGAACCGATCCCCGTCGTTGAGGTAATACTGATAGTCGACCTCAAACAGGCGGTTCTCCGGGACCATCGTGTCTTCCCAGAACGCGACGCGGGCCTCGGCATAGTTGCTGTACGTCGCCCGGTTCAAGCCGATGCGCGCCCCGATCAGGATGGGCGGCACGCCGAACGGCCCCAGGATGCGCGATTCGTTGCGTTCGTCTTGCTGGGTAAATCCCATCTCGTCGAACGCCAGCCCGATGCGCTGGTAAGTCGTGCCCTGCTCCAAGACGCCGATCTCCTCAGACCAGTTGTAATAGCCGCCGTACATCTCTTTCCACGCCCCCTTGACGTTGGCGATGGTCTCAGGCGAGAGCGGCTTGTCTGAAGAGAGCACGCCGGGCAGCATCACGCCGTGGTCAAAGAACAACTTGAGGAAATGCGTGATCGAGTTGTCCACGTCAGCAGAGCGGGCCATAGGCGAGATGGGAGAGAGGCCATAGCCCATCCCCTCCAGCGGGTCGAGCGGGTTCGGAAACTTGGTGTGTATCAGGTCGGACGGCGGAATGAGCAGCGCGCGCCCGCTGTCGACCATCTCTGCCCTGGTCGCGCTATTGGCCCGACTGAAGGCGCTCTTGCCTTCCGGCACGTACACAAACCCTTTGAGCGTCGAGACGCCCTCCTCTTTGCCGGGCACGATCAGCACACGATCCGGGCGCAGGTTGTAGAGCGCCTGGGGCTGCACGTTGGGACCGGGCCGGTCGAGCAGGGTATAGTTGTCGCCGGCAATGTTCAAGTAGACGATGGCTTGCTGTCTAAACTCGATCATTGACTGGTGCGGGTTGGGCCGGTCGAGCAGGCGCGCCAGGTCGTCGTTGGGCGGGAGCAGCTCTGGGTCTTGAACGTCGCCCGTGTAGGCGCGCAGGGGAGCGGATGTGAGCGCGCGGCACTTGTACATAATGGCCGAATAGATCAGGGTGTTGAGGTTGAACCCCTCATTGACGTATGCCTGGTAGTCGACAAGCTGCCACTGGGGTTGTTCGTCCACGTAGGATGGCCAGAGGAACGGGGCAACCTTGCGTGCACGAGGGGCAGGGACAGGGGCAGACGCGCGCCCCGTAACCGCGTATTTCATTCTTTGCCAAAAGTTTGCCATTGTTCCTCAAGCAAAAACGCCACACCCTCAGAGTGTGGCGCGTTGCGCGAGACTCCGGTTGTGTGGCGTGCTGGCGTTACCAGGAGGCCTTATACAATTTGAGAGACGCTAGTCTACTTTGAGAATACCCCTAGACAAGCGATGACCATACGATCTCTTCCTCTGTGAACCTGAAGTGTACCACCTTGGGCGGGTCGGCGGTCCAGATTTCGCCCTGCATACTGTCGCCCTTCCAGAACCAGGAGTCAATTACCCGCCTCGCGTTCTCGTGTTCTGTTGCAGACACACGAGACGGATGACCAAGCGCCATCAGAACGTGATCGCGCACGTCTCGTGGGACGAGATACCCGCCAGCCGAATCAGACACGGGCAGCGTCACCTCGCCGAACCCCCACCGCTCGTCTGTGATAGGGATCGTCATCCATGCCGGCCTGCGCGCGGGTAAGCTCGCGCCTGACCATTGCTTTTGCCTCAAGCCCAGCACCCTGGCAACAACGTCGCGCTCCTGTGGCGTGAGATCAGACGCCCCGTGCACGCTCTCCACAAGCGTGGACGGCACGAGAACACCTGTCGCCGCTGTAACGATCAGGCCCTTTAAAAAATGACGCCTAGTTATCTTCACACTTCCCCCTGTCGCTCAAATGCCGCTTCTTGATCGCCGCTGCGATGGCGCACACGGCGCGATAGATCGCTTCCCAAAAGACGCGATCAGGATCGGGCTGCTTCACGTTCTGCCCTTGCTAGTTCTTCTTGCTCGAACGAGGCGACAATGCCCATCGGACCACCCAAGTAGGCCATTACCGTGTCACAATCGTTGACGATCTCCTGACTCAACCACACCTCGACATCTGCAACGTCATCAAATCGCGTGCTTTTCATTCTCGCGCACACGCATATCGTGCCCTCTGGCGGATGAATACCCGACACACGAGGTACATCATCCACCTGCATGACACGGTCGCTAAGTCGCTTGACCGCTTCCCATACTGCACGCTCTTGGTCTGTCGCCATCCCTACCCCCTACGCCAGCACCCACCCGCTGCCATACCCGCCCACGGCGTACCGCAGGGCGTCGCATCGGTGAAACGTGCGCTTGCTGTCGATCTTGTCCGTCGGGTTGCCCAGGCTGTCCAGCTTACGCCGGTACGTGCCCAACTCGTCGATGGTGCCTGAGCACGAACGGAACACGCTTAGCTGCCCGGCCTTGAGCCACTCGATCACGCGGTCGATCCCGCTCTCTACGTCCGCGATGCGCGGCTCGCCCAGCACGAGGCCCCCATCTGCCCAGTCGCGGCGCTGCTGGCCCTCGCTCTTGCTGCCGCCGTAAGCCGTGAAAAAGCATCTATCGGGCAGCTTGCCCCGCACCTCTCGCGCATACTCCTTGCTCGTCTTGTCGCCCGTCATCATCTCGTCATAGACGACCCATCGCTTGCTGTCCGGGTTCTGCGCCAGGAACAAGGCCGCGGTGTTGGCCCCTCCAAAGTCTACGCCGATCAGTCGCTCCCAGTCGTCCGGGATCGGGTACGGCTCGACGATCATCGACGGCTCGAACGCGCCATAGATCAGGCCGGCGGGTTTGGTGAACTGGCCCAAGTAGCGCATTCTAAACCGCCAGTCCTGCATCGTCTTGCGCCGCCGCTCTTGCTCCCGATCTGGAAACGCGGGATTGAGCGCGGACGAAAAGTTGATTACCTCATAGCCCGCCTCGCCGCGCTGCCATCGGTCGTACACCTCGCTCTTGAGCCATCCCAGGTTGTAAGGCGTAGTCGTACCCAGGCACCGGCCTTCGTGCAAGGACAGGCGCGCTTGAACCGCGTTCCAGTCCTCCAGGGTAAACGCATCCTGCCCGCACTCGTCCAACCAAGCGGCCTTAGCAGTCGCGCTCTCCAGGCCGCCCCCGGTACTGGCAGAGCGGAGGATGATCCGCCCCCACATAGGATCATCTGACCGCTTGGCGAGAAAGCCCCGTGTCGGGTGTCGCAGCTCGATCACCTTGTCCCCTGCCCACCATCGGCCAATGTGTAGTACCTGCTCGAACACAGTCCGCATCTCAGGTAGCATCTTGAGCTTGAACAGGTCATAGCTGGCCGTGACTGCGAGATAGTCGCCCTCGCCGCCACGCTTGATCTCTCGATAGAGCCACCAGGGACCAAAAGATGTCTTGCCTGACTGCGTGCCCGCGATGACGAACACGAAGCGGCTCTTTGCTTGTATGGCGCGCCATTGGCCAGGATGAAAGTCACACTCCGGCTTGCCATCACGAATTGTCCACAGGCTCTTCGGTTGGGCCATTAAATACGATGCTCGGGTATCCGTTCAGGTTAACATTCTGGGTTTGCTCTGGCACGCCGACGATGTAATCTGCTAACCACTTGCGCGCCACAGCATCCCCCCGCTCAGCTTGCTGGGCAGCCTTGGCAACGATGCGTCCCCACTGCTCATAGGTGACTGTCGAAACGAGGATTTCATAATAGCGCGTTTCCCTCTGTTTCTTTGGTCGTCCGTTTGGGTTTCCGCTGTGTCCTTTGACAAAGCGCCCGTTAGCGTCCCTCTTGCCCACCTGCTCCTTGCCTGCTATCAGGATTGTCCCGTTTGCACTCCACTTGCAACACCACCGCCTCACGCTTGAACACCATCAACTCAGCTGCCTGCATAATGGCCGACTCTGGCAGGTCAAGCGTAACACGCAATCCCCCATCTGCCAATGTCTGGACCTTCTGGACGACCGCCCAGAACTTGACGGTATCGCTCATTGCACCAAGCGCACTGGACTGATGCCAACTGCCAGGGGGGGAAGGCAATCAGCACCAGTCCACTGTGCACGAAAGGCGCGGCGGGCCGCGCTCAGGTTGGTGTAGTCTACGAATGAACTCGTCTGCTTCCCCATCGGCCACCAGATGGACGGTATGCCCATCTCGATGGATGGACACGAGCCGTCGTGTTGCCGCACGCAGTAGGCGCCGAATCCCCCGGCATCCCAGGCGCGTGCATAGAGGCGTTGGCCGGATGGGAACTTGACCACTATCCAGTCCCCGCACTGGACCTCACCCGACTGGTAACGCTCAACGGGGAATGCAACCCAGGGGTCAGTATGTGGAGAAAAGGAAAGGGGGCGGGCCGGGGTAGAACAAAACAAGGGGGCATTGACAGCCCCCGCGTACATCGTTGCTATGACAGAATCAATAGGCATACTGACCCCTTACCAGCTGACTGGTAAGCTCAGTATACCATATTCATAACCTTACGTCAAGGGGTTTTAGAGTAGTTGCACCTGGATGGGCCTTTCCAGCCTGGGGATGATGTGCTCGTCACAATACGCTTGGGACAGCTCCACGCCCACGGCACGCCGGCCCAGGCGTATGGAGACCTCTGCCGTGGTGCCGCTGCCGAGGAAGGGGTCGAGGACGGTACAAGGGGCCACGGGCAATTCAAGCCCGCGAATATTGTCAAGCACTGCCAGCCGGTTAGCTTGCGCCTCGTCACATTCCGCCTGCCAGGCCAGCCACACATCGTTTGCGGGTTTCTCCCCCTTGCCCTTGCACTTGCGGCAGGGCACGTCCAGGCCGGGCAGTAGCGGCAAGCTCGGCTCCAGGCCAGTGCCCCCGCATTGCTCACACACGAACGGTGGGCGCGCATCCTCTGGTTCGTCGGGTAGGCGCAGCTTGTCGGGAATCTCCACGCCATAGCACGAGCAAGTGGGAATCCAGCCAGTGGTGGTGGTCGGATGCTCGCTGTACCAGTCCTGAAGCTGTTGGCCCATTCTGCGCTCATTGTCATTTCGTCCAACCATTCCAAGGCGTTTCGCACCTTGGCTGCGCTCAATCTCTGGGGGCCGCTCTCGCTCCGTCACCCTCTCCCACGCCGCGCCACACTCAGGGCAGCATCCCTTGGCTGAGGTGCCCGCCTTGATCATCGGCTCGACCAACTTTGGCGGAAACGTCGCAAAGTGCGCGCCAGCGTAGGAACCTGGGTTGATGGTCCAGACCGAGCGGAGGTTGCGGCCAGCAGCAGTTTTGTCGGCATTCCAGTTTGTTGTACCTTTAACCGCTGTGCTGTCCTGTCTGCCGCTGTCTAAGCTGTAGCGCCATTCATACTGGCCTGGATTCCCCATTCGCTCATCTGCAAAATTCTCTCGTACCGCATCCCCATCATAGTAGTACCTCTTCTGCTTGCTCAGCAGGAACACGTACTCGTGCCCCTTGGTCGGCCTGTCCCTGACGCTCTCGGGCATACACGAGCCGCTGTACGTGGGGCAGAATGAGACGCCCTTGGCCCAGATCCCGTCCAATCTCAAGAACCACCCATCGGCCTGGAGCGCAAATGCGACCCTCCAAGGAATTCCCATCAAATCCTTGGGCTTGACCTGGGACACCTCTATGGGCTCAAAGAACTCGAGTAAGTGTTCTGGAATCTCGTGCTCACTCAATTCGATCTGCATTTGACAACTCCTATGCGCCAGGGTATAATTGAGCTATGACTATACAAAACGTTGCCAAGCATAAAATCTGCGAGAAGTGCGGCAAGTCTTTTGCGCCACGCACAAACCGTGCCAAGTGGTGCGATGCTTGCTATATGTTCACCTGCGAGTGGTGCGGCAAGTCGTTTGAGAATCGGCGCGCATCTAGGCGCACGGTTCGCTTCTGTTCGTTGGAGTGTGCCAACGCTTGGCAGGCTACACCAGAGGCCAAAGAGGAGGCGCGACAGCGCACACTCGAGAAAAGAGGAAGCGGAGAAGTAAGGCGCTGCCCAACCTGCGAGGAATCGTTCTATACCCCCGGCTGGCTTGTACGACAAGGCAACGGGAATCATTGTTCGAACGCTTGCCGAGACCGAACGGCAGAGCAAAAGGGCATAACTCGAGTTCTTCGCTTTCCACACCAGACTACACCGAACGGACTCGAGAGTGCGGGCGCGGCTATTCTTGACGGTCTCGAAATTGACTACTTGGAGCAGCAGGTGATCGGCGGCAAGTTTGTCGTTGACGTTCTTATACCCTCGAGTGCGATTATCATTCAATGGGATGGAGATTTCTGGCATGCTAACCCTCGAGTTTATAGCGGCGATCTGTATGCTATCCAGGCCACCAATAAAAAGAGAGACAAGGCGTGCAATGCCTATCTCGAGAAGTGCGGGTATAAAGTTCTGCGCTTTTGGGAGTCGGATGTTCACTCTAGGCCCTCTTGGGTTGCATCTCGAGTTAGGTCCACCTTGGCCAGTTCAGAGAGCACATAGGCGCGCTGTTCTGGTGTCAAGTCGGCGCGCAACCTAAAGCGTGTTGGCTGATTGCTTTTCCGTCCAGTGTTAGCCGTCGGCGGCTTGAATGTCGTACTCGAGTATGCAGGTCTTTCGTATCTCGCGCCATTCTCAGTCCGTGGTCTCTGTTCGTTCTTGATGCCCCCCGGCGCATAGTTGCCCCAACTGCCAGAATACGAGTCCCCAAAATTCAGCCAGAACGTCCCATCATCCCTCAGCACCCGCCACAGCTCCCTTGCCACTAGGACGATGTGCCCGACGAACATAGCCGGATCGGGCTCTAAACCAAGACACCCGCGCCAACCGCCGCAGCGTTGGCAGTATTGGCCGTGAGAAGATTCTGCTTTGCTCATCTGTGCCAATGCGCCAGATTGACCCCCGCGCCCTGTTTGCTGGAAACCGCTCGGCTTGTCTGGAGAATTGCCCGCCCCGCCCGTAATAGGTATGCTCTCCCCCCAAGCGTGCTTACACCCCGCCTCACATCCCGGTATGTGGACCTCTGGCAGCCCCGGCATAGGGGCATAGGACACCGGGGGCCATTCGAGGGAGGGGAGGCCATAGTCGCGTAGGCCCCACTAATCAGTAGGGCGGAGAGGTTACTACACAGTGAACACTCTCCGCCCTAAGTCCCTCCAGAACGTCAACGATGTGACCTTGATACAAAGTCACTAGGTCGTTGCTCCAGTATGGGTTAGTCACTTATGAACTCCCCTTCTGTATTCTCTCTACTGTGAACGAACCAATGGCACTTGTCGCAGAGCAATACCAGGTTGCTCGGTTCTGTTCTCAAAGCCTCGTTCCCGAACGGTACAATGTGATGGATATGAAAAAGCCCCTCGTTATCTTGTTTTCTTTTGCCGCACCGCTGGCAAGTAGCCCGGTCCCTTTTCCAAACATTCCTTACGGCTTTTGCCCATTCCTGGCTTGCATACAAAGCCTGGCGCTCTGGTGTACACCCTCCCCTCCAGTGTGGATTATCCTCCCCTGTTCTGCCATACATCCCGTTTTGCTCACCAAAGAGTCCCCAATGCTTGACCCTTCGCACGTCAGACATTGACCGTCGGGGAATATTGTGCTTTGCTAGAAAATAGAGGATATTGTTTTCGTTACACTCAAATTCAGAGGCAATATCGGCGGCGCTTCTCTCATTGACCACGTATTCCTGATAAAGCCAATCGCGGCACCAATACAACTTGGGCTCACGCCAATGATGACCTTTTTTGAATCGTCCCTGCTTATCTCTCATAGAACCATTATACCATATCCGTACTGTGGTGTCAATTCACAATACGGTTTCATTTCATCTCCTAAAACACACACGCGGCGTCTCTGGGTCCCTGGCTGAGGGGAGATGCGCCGCGCGTGCTGCTGACAGTATAGCACAGCCCTACGTCAAAATCAAGGACCAGATTTGCCCACCGAATCCCTTGGCGATGATCTGCGCATAGACGATGGTTGGGTCAGGCGGCCAGCCGAAGGCCAGGGCAGGAAAGACGAGAGAGTCCGCGATGGCTCCGAATGCGTTTGACCATCCTACGCGCCGCCATTTGCTATGCCGTGCCAGGAGCGCATAGACCAGCACGTCTATCGCCGTCGACACCGCAAACGCCACGAACGAGGCAAGAGCGATGCGCCCGGCGTTGCGATTGACGATCCAGGAGAGAAACGACCCGGCGGCAATGAGAGACCCCATCCGCCACGCCAGCCCGTTCCTTGTCCACCTGTCTTGCAGGTTGTCCTTGACGGTGAGCGTCGCCCCAATCAGCGCAAAGGCCGTGTAGGGCGATGCCGCTGGACCAAGCCACGCAACAATGAGGTTAGCTGTCACAATCGCAAAGAGGTACAATACAACCAATCTCCAGGTTTTCAAATCAATCTCCTTGTCTGTTGCCACACTCGAATTTCACGAACGGCAGCGGCTATCTTGGATGCCTTGCCCGGTTCTTTGCTCAAAGTTGTCCCATCCCAGCTATTCGCTCGCCAGAACTGCCGCATCCGTTTGGGTGAATTGACACGCCCTATGTGTATCCACTTTCCCCGCCGAATGCCCTCTGCAATGAGCGCGCCCGCTTCTGGTCCGAGCTTGTGCTGGTCCGTGCCGCCGACAAAGAGAGCGTCAAACTTGCCCCAGGGCGTTTGTTCAATGGTCAATCCATCTTGTGTAGCAAACCCAACTGGAAACCCTAGAGAACGAAGCCACGGGGCGAATCGGGAGAACCTATCTAGCGTGGCCTGATAATCTCCAATCACATCCGGGCAAACCACAAAGGCGCAAGTATCAATCCATTTCCGCACCGCATCTAGTTTGGAAGAGAACTTGTCAGGCTCAAAGCTATCTGTAAACACGCCGTTGTCGAGCGCCCACGGACGCTCAGAGTCGAGCATTATGGGATGAAGCCCGGCCAAACCTCGCCCGGTGGCCGTTAACGATTCCATCATTCCAAAGCAATCAAGATACCGCTCCGCTATATTGCTTGTACTGCTCAAGTAGTAGCACTGAGTCCATCGCTTCTTTGGATTCATATCACAGGTGGGGGCGGTGTGTCAAGCGTCCTTGACCTCTACCCACATAGCCGACCGCCCATCGCGCCAATGCTCAACATTGACGAGGCGCAGCCCGAACGCCAGGCCGACCGCCATCAGGGCATCTTGAACACCGCGCCGATATCCAACGCTCTCCGCGCTCTCCGGGTCGCGCGGCCTTGACGCGCCCTCACTGGCGCAGGCGGTAGAGCATAGAATGTTTGCGATGTCTCTCCTAAAGTACACGTCAAGGCCCATCTTTAACCTCCCCGTGGTCTACCTTCTGGATGACAATAGCGTGCTTGTGGCGTGGCATCTTGACCATAGGGTATAACTCCCGTGCCGTGAGCGTAATCCATCGGTACCTGACCGGCCATCGCTCTTTTGCCCAGGCGGGAAACCATCGCCCCTTGAACGCCTCCCACCAATCAGCAGGGTATTTAACCTCCTCCTGCTCAGCAATGCGTCCATAGATGTGTTGGCGCAGCTCGACCACCATCCCGCCTACCATAAAATCCACGTGTGAATGAAGCTTAACTTGTGGCGCATTGGCAAAGTCAGCGGCTAATTCTTCTGTGATATATTGCTGTACGGCAAACGTCATTCGCTCCAGTTGCACGCTTGTAAAGACAGGGTTGTCCACGTTGCCCCTTTCAGTTTCGGTTCGGTTTTCGGTTCAGTTTGGGTTTTAGTCCCGGCAAAACCCGGTTTTCGCGCGCCCGCCGGCGGGTCGGTGGGGGAGGGCTGGCAATGGGTGTTGTAGAGTCTAAATAAACGTTGCTTGAACTGGCATTTGTAATGCCTCAACCGTGCGCGGTGACAGCCACAAAGACTCAATCCGTTTGCCTCCGCTGTTGGTTTGCGCCTCCTTGTCCACCCGTGTCCAGCCGTGCGCCTCGTATAGTTTAGCATAGAGCGGGCAAACATAGCCGCTGATGACTGCATACCCTTCTATACGCCGCAAGAGCCTTGCGGCTCGTCGGTGAAACCCTGTTGTCGCCTCGTATGTGTACTCGTCTTTGTGGCTACGAGTTTCTACAGGATATGGAGGATCGAAATAGAATAATGTCCAGGGCGTGTCATAGCGACCTATCACTTCTAGCGCGTCGCGGTTCTCAATCTGAACAGTTGCTATGCGCTCTGCGATTGTGCGTAATGCCTGTGCTGTTTTGATCTTGGATTCGGACGGCATTACACCGCGCTTGTCGTAGTCTTTTTGTACGAGCCACGAACCACCCGATTTGTTATTGGCTGTTCCGTTGAAGCTCATATATCCGTGAATGAAGAATCGTCGTGCCCATTCTATTGGATCGGAATGTGGTTCCCAGCTCAACTCGTATTCTGCACGCGCCCAAGGCGTAAGCAGAATCTTGTCTATCAGTAGTTCTGGCTGATCACGCAGCACGCGAAAGAAGTTTACCACGGACCCATCTATATCGTTGTATGTCTCAAGCAATGATCGCGGTTTCCGTAATAGAACGGACGCACCGCCCCCGCACGGCTCAACATAGCCCTTGTGCTCTGGAAAGTGCGAAATGATCCACGGCGCAAGATTCCACTTGCCTCCGTAGTACCTCAGTGCTGGCCTTTTCGGCGCATCTTTTGCAATGTTCATCATTTAGTACCCACAAGAGTTATTGTGCTCACAACCTCCACCCCTGCCGCGCCGCATATGCGCGCAGCCTGCTATTGAGCCTCAACACATCCGTAATATCCTGCACCCACGGTGCCCAGTCGCACTTGCCGCGCCGGTCCACTTGCTGAATGACGCGCCACTGCCGCCAGATGCCGACGTCGCCCCAGCAGGTGACATCGGAGTTTTTCTTGCCTACGTAGACGGTGTACAGGTCACGCCCGCCCTTCTGGCCCCATCGCTGCCGGAATGCATCCTGTGTCGGGTCGCCTGGCCAGATGGCCTCTAGAACGTCGTAGAACTCTACCACGTCCCAGTCCGACCGAACAGCCTGGACAGGCTCTGCCTGACGCTCATAGTGCCGCCGCCGTGGGGCCTTGGCCGTCAGCCGCTCGCGCAACTCGGCCATTTTGCCCCGCCCATCGTTTGCTGGCGGTCGAGGTTGACCGCTCGTGCGCACAATTGGGTCACGTCTCAACCGTGTGCGCGGCATCGGCGGGTCAGCGTCGACCACCTGCGGCTCACGTGGGGGCAGCTTGAACCTATCGAGCACCGGCGGACCAGCGTATGCGGTCGTAAGCGCCACTATCGTGCCAATGAACGCCACTTTTGTGCCGACCTCGGCACCAAACGCCCACCCGTGTTCCCACACTGCAAAGCCCGCGCAGCACGTGCCCAGCACGGTGCTCCACACGACGCTCTTTGCCGCCGGCGTGAACCATTTGTCCACCAGGACCAGGCAACCGGATACCTCGGTGGTTCGCTCAAAGTCCACGGGCTGGGCAGTTGCGGTCACGAGTGCGCCATCCTCAGCCATCGCTTGACCGTCGAGTCCGACGGCATACCAAGGTGGTCTTGTGCTAGCTCGCTCTCCAACTGTTCAGCGTTCAATGTGGCACCGTCCCCGTTCAGCCTGGCGCGCACGCGGCGGAAGTCGTCCACTTTGGCTACCCGATGGATGACAGGTTCCTGCGCAATTCCGTGCGCTTTGTTCCACGCCTGCCGCTCCTCTAGCCATTGCTCCATCGCCTGTTCGTAGTCCCGCTTGAACAGGGCCAGCTCCAGGGCGGCACCGTAGAAATCGAGCGCGGTCGTCACGCCCATAATCAGCGGCCCGATGCTGAGCGCGAATGCGCGCCAGGGTGTGCCGGTTAGCTCTGCCTGTCGGCTGCTGAACGTGATCAGCACACTGCACAGCGTCCCGCCGATGCTGGCCGCGAATGCCGCATAGTCGTATCCGCTCACCCGGTCGGTGCCGATTTTGGACAGCGCACTGATGCAGGTCGGCACGGTGTTGGACTCGGCCCCAATGACAATCAGCGCACTGCCGACAATGACCATCCACGATTGCACCGCGGCGGGAATAACGCTCAAGTCGGCAAAGGCGAACGCAAAGAGGCCGTAGGCTGCCCAACCCGCAACGCTCACGGTCAACGACCAGCGCAGCAGGCGCGCAACCCAAGAGCGCGATGGCTCAATCGGCTGCGGCTTGTAAAAGGCTTGATGGCTCACGATTCCCCCTCCACCCGCCCGCGCCAATACGCATTCGCGGGCACCAAGTACGCCGCATCGTTGCCGTACAGCGTGACGATGTAGAGCGTGCCGCCAACGATATGGCCATCCTCCCCGACTTGGTTGACGAGGATGTCCACCAACACGGAGTCACTCATCCCGCCCTTGGCCGCCGTGCCGGTGTTGACCCGGGCCGCGCTCTCGATGCTCTCGGCGTGATACGTGCGCCCCACCATCTCGCGCCAGGACGCGATGGGCAACACGTACACCGCGCCAGCCTGCGCGCGGCCCACGGTGATGGCCGCCACATCTTGCTGCACGCTGAGGCGTGACAGAATCGAGGCGGTGAACTGGTAACTTCTGAATTTGCGCATTCTCTCTCCTAGTGTGTGCGTTTTCTCTATTGTAAACTATTTGTGTCGCTTTGTCAAGGGTTGCGCATCCGAAAGTTTACCATAAGAACCTTAAAGAATAGCGAATTAGCCAAACTGGGGCTTGACAAATTCGGAAAATGTGGTATACTACTATCAGATAGGAACAGACACACAAGGAGATGGGCAGATGACAGGCCGAGAGACTTACCAGATAGAATACCAACTGATAACAGACCGAGTTTTTTGCAGCTCGGCAGACGGAATCCTCAAGCTCTTTGACACGATAGACGCACTGATAGAGCTGGGGTTTAAAATCGTTAAGGTTGGACTAGTCTAGTCTAACCCCACCGCGCCCAGCCGGGGGCCTTGTACCCGGCGCGACCGTACGAACGAGGCGGTTGGATGCACAAGACTATTCTAGTAAGCTAGAGGCCGGGCAAAGTGAGGAGTTCAACTCTCCTCGTGTGCATCCAAGCGTCTCTTTCGGAATCGGTAGACACAAGGAGCAGATACGATGGCAACCTATGGCAAGGCGGCGCAAGAACATATCAAGACCAACCTGGACCGCATCGAGTCCACGCTGGCCACGCTCCACGCGCTGATGGAACAGGAGCAGGCCGACGCCGACAAGGCTGACTGGGGCGTTGCCGGGGAACTGGGATACATTGCCAGTCAGCTTGAGGAAGTCGAGACGTTCTGGTCCAATAACGAGGTAGAGGCGAGATGACCCGACGACAAGTATTCTTCACTCACAGACTAATGGGCACCGTGGCTGTATCGCCGCCGCCATTGGCCGCCCTGGTGCGACTGGGCATCGTCAAGGCTGCGCGCCCCGCCTGGCTGATTGAGGCAGAGCAGCGCGAGGCCGATGCACGAGACGAGGCCGACACGAGGCGCTGCGCATACGGAGCGGCGGTGCAATGACAGGCAAACGATACCGCCGCAAGTCAGACGGCACCACCTGGCGGCACACGTGGACCTATCACGCCGTCCAGTATCCTATTGAGCTGGACAATGGACGGCGCAAGATGAATGTCACTCGCACTGAGTTGCGAGACGACTTTGAGGAGGTAGACCGATGCGATGCATCCACCAATACGGACCGAGCGGAGCAACCGTGTGCGGACTCTGCCTGACGCCCTGCTCTGGCAATCCCACCTGCGCCTTGTATGAAGCGTGGGACGGGCGCTATGACGTAATGGGCTGCGCGCGCCTCATTGGGCGTGCATTCCGAGAGCACATCGAGGGACTGCCTGAGCGTGAGCACAAGGACATCCGCGACCATCCGCGGTGCGTGCGATGACCGGCGGATTGACGCACTGCCAGAAACACCACACCTGCTACCAGTGCGGCAGGCCCAACGCGACGCCGCACGAGGGCGACTATGTGCCCTACTGCGCCAGGTGCAAGCGAGAGCACGCACGCCGGCAGAAGGGCAAAGAGGAGGTAACGTGACCCACACACCAGGACCGTGGAAAGTTGCCGAATTATTTAGGGATGAACGCATTATCCGCCCAGGAGATGGCGGCGGGTATGCACTGGCCGCAGCCTATCCGCAACGGGACAAACACGGGAGGCCGCATTACAACGCAGACGCCAACGCCAACCTAATCGCCGCCGCGCCTGACCTGCTAGAGGCGTGCGAGATTGTCCTAGATGAGCTAGGCAAGGGCACCACGAGCGGCAGGGGCGGATTCAGCTTCCTTGAGAATGAGCGATGTCAAGGAATTCTGCGCGCCGCACTCGCCAAAGTACGCGGGGAATCATAGATGCGGAACAGAACCAGGAGGCACCGCCAACGTGCACACAACAAAATATCTTCACCTTTGGTGCTAAACACTAGTAAGGGTATACCACCGCACGTGCGGGGTGAGCCGGTTCGCATCTCGTCTATGCAGTCCCCCCGGCTCTGGTATCTCGAAGGAGGAGCACCGCCCCTCAACCCGCCGGCCTGGCAAGCCGAGGCGGGGCGAACGTTGGGGTTAACGGACAGACACAAGGAGAACAGACAATGGATCGCCCCGCTGAATGGAGAAACGCACTCGAGCTGTACCTGAGAGGGGACATCGACGCACGAATGATTGAGATGTCCGACGAAGATATAGACTTCCCCTGGATGAATTCCGAGATTCGCAACGCTATGGCTCGCGCCGCCGTCAACGTCCTAGAGGCCGTGGCGCATTACGAGGCGTGGATCACGGAACAGGGCGGACTCGACGAGCACTGGCTGCCATAGAGCAGATACAAGGAGAACAGAATGAACATATCATACAGACAATCTATGGCCGTGGCCTTTGCGGTCAAGGCGGCAATGGATATCATTGTTACAGAGGATGACGCCGCCAACTGCTCTATCGAGGCGTACAGCAATGGGCGCGAGCAAGGACTGCACATCGTTGGGCCTGCCGGGCGCGCCTCGTTCTCTGAGAATCGAAACTCTGATACCATCGTGATTATGGCCGCCCGGCCCGCTTTCCCGATTGGCCTGCCGCTGTTCTCTATGCAGGGCAATGTCGCGTCACAAGCTGTATATGATAGGCGGCGCTTCTTTGACCCTGACCAGATCGTAAATGCGGCGGCGTTCATTCTGTCCATAGTCACGAACACTGACTATGGATACGCTGAGGACGGAGAGGGCTATACCTTTGGAGCACACGATGACCAACCGCCAGCTTAAGCTCGTCCGCATATCGGGCGAACTGCTACAACAGCTTTTCACCCAAGGGACACGCGGCGAGATTGAGTGCATAGAGGGCATCCCGCCTGATGCAAAATGCGTGAACTGGTCGATTCTGCCGCCTCACCTGGCGGGCGGTACACCTGACATCCTGCTCTGGTACTCTAGCGGAGACTGGGACCCGCTGGAGGATGGCTGGGACGTGCCGACGTTTGTGCCCGTGTTCAAGAGAGTGTTGGAGGACTGATGAGCCGCCCCGCCCTGGCGGGTTGGCTGGCCCGCGGAGGGGCTGGAATTTGAGATGTATACCGTAATCCGTCATCCGTCCGGCACCGGCTGGACGTTTACCAATGGCCGCCGCTCGCGCTCGTACCTGATGCGCCTCAAGGCGTGGCCAGCAGCGATAGAGGTTATGCGCAACTTGCGCCGCCGAGGCGTGCCGTGGAAGGATATCACGTGGCACGTGCGGTTCACGCACTCGGAGACGGTATGGAGTTACACCTGGCCAAGAGACCCTTGACACCGCGCCCGGTTCGTGGTA